TCCCCTTCCTCTATTCCATACGGGACGGACGATCCGCCACGCAAGTCATCATCACAGAGCGCAAAGTGTTTGACCATTAGGTCAGTATCGATGCGCATATCACAGACATTACAGAGAGCCACTAGTTGCCACCTCTCTCACTTGGCAGAGCGAGATATTCCATATCCTCGATCCGCAGGGACAGGACGGAGACTTCACCGGCTCCACCTTAGAGACTACCTCGATCGAGGCGTCGCACTTATGGCAGACATACCAATAGGACTTCCATATATCAGTAGCCATTAGATATTCTCACTCTCCTTATTCTCTCGACGACAGTTCTCACAGAGGTATCCATCTTCGGGATCAAGCTGAGCATCGCACCATTCACAGAGTCTCATTAGATCACCTCCTCTCTCTTCTTAGCTGAGAGGATCAGCTCTACCTCTATATCCTTATCAGGATAGCGGTCGGTAAGATCCTCCACCGCTTCATCAATAGTCTGATAGTCAGCATAGATCTCCCTCCATCCATATCCTTTGACGATGAGATCCCAACCGCTATCACTCTTGACTATCTCTACCTTCATAGCTTCCTTCCTTGACCTCAACCTTTGAGGTCTTGGGATAAGTATATCAAACGGGTTTCTACCCCATATCATATTCTGATCCATCCTGAACGGCGACACTCCCGAGATTCGGTCTGACTTGACTAAGTAAATCACTACTTTTCTGGCAGTCGCATCTCACTACTTCGTGCTCATCTTCCGAGGTAATAAGGTAATAGCCTCGCTCATAACAGACTGAACAGCTCACCTCACACCTCCATAGAAGATCGCCCTATCCTCGCACCTCTGGCATAGTTCAGCCGAGCTATCCATAGGCTCTTCACAATTGAGACAGGTAGGAAGAGAGGCGACTCTTTCCTCCTCCTCCTTACATTCATCGCACCAATAGAATGTCTCTCCTCGATGCTTGATCTCGGTTACTTCCTTCTCCTCAGTACAGGAATCGCAGAAGGTAATCATCACTCGCCCTCCCCTATCTTCGTAATGACCGCATCTCCGTACTCATCGCCCACCTCTAGGCGATCCCACTCTTGGCGGTTGAGCCAATAGTAGAATCCCTCATCATCCGGCAGATCAGCGAGGTCTCCCTCATAATCGTCAGGGATGAGACCAAAGACCGCGATCCTCTCCTCATCCTCTCCGTTCACCTTGATCGTTACCTCTTGGCTATGAATCTCCATTACTTGCCCTCTCCCTCGCAGTAGCTAGTCTGATGCTCCGGATGGCACTTCCAACACACTCCGCAGTCTCCGCAATGATCCGAGCGTGAGCCTATGTCGTAGGTAGTAGCGCAGTGATCACACCTTCCTACCTCCAGACTTTCCTCCTCTTGCCGGTTACGCCACGCGTAGAATCCCTCATCTTGTCCCTCGCAGTTATGATCAAACACACCGCACACGGGACAGATGCGACCGCTATCAATGAGGCAATAGATCGCCCCTTCTATATCGCTGATCATATCTTCCAGCGCGTAGTCAGTTACGCACACCTTACACGTCGCCATCTCCATCACTTACCCTCCTCCGGATAACACTTCTCTACACTTCCATAACAATAGCCTTGATCCGTGTACCAGACCGAGGTTGCCACCTTATAGATTCCAAAGATCAGTCCAGCAACTAGCGTGATGAGACCGATCCATAACACGATCTCCCCTCTCTTGGTCAGCTTCATACTACCTCTCCTCCCATTAGATCAGCGAGAGCGGTATTCTCCCTGACTATATCTAAGTAATACCCTGCCAGCTCTTGATAGTTCACGCGGTAGAGCGATCCGATATCAGTGAGCATCATCCAGAGGTCACGATTCCCTTTTATATTCTCCAGCGTAAGGAGGTCTTCCTCGATCCAGCTCTTCAGTGTCTCTTCTAAGCAATAGAGAGCGAATGAATAGCCAGCTTCCTCATCGCTTGGATCGTCATTCTTATGTTCATCTAACGCGGTAAGCGCGTAATCTGCCACTATCTCAGATAATGCTTGGTCATTCTCGATCCAGAGATTCGCGCACCAGGTCTCACGATTAGTCCATCCCTGAAAGCCTTGCTCTTCCATAGTCTTACCCTTCTCGATTAGAGATGATCGCCTTGATCTCTCTCCACCTCCCTAGAGTAACACACTACCCTAGGGAGATAGGCAAAGATCACGCTAGTCGCGTACTCGCATAGGCATTAGGAGAGCCTTCCACTCTACGTCTTGGAGGTCTCCCTTCAGGGTGATCTCATAGGCGCGGTCTGCCTGATATTGCCGGACTATCACGTGTCCTTTCTTCCCGATTATCTTCGCGTAATCGGCAAAGAATGAGGGGTTCATCGAGACATAAGGGAACTCGATCACCTTCGCCTTCATCTCCTCATTAGGGAAGAGATGAGCGTGAGGCGGAAACTCGTCAGCGTGAGCGGTATAGGTGAGAGTCGATCCTCCTACGACGATGCTCACCAGATCACCGGCAAGGGTCAGCTCTACCTTTCCCCTCTTCTCCTTCGATAGCGTAGAGATGAGAGCCTTAGCATCGTCATAGGAGAGGCGGATAGGCGTACTCTCTCCCTCTCCCTCACTCTCGATCGATCCCACTATGAGGCGGTAGCGATCGGTTGCTCTCGCTACGATTCTCCCCTCCTCCCGTGAGATATACACGCCATTGAGGCGAGGCAGATCGTCTCCCTTATGAGCGTGAGTGAGCGCACCGGAGAGCAAGGCGTGAAGAGCCTTAGCCTCTACTCTCGCGCTAGTGATTACCTTCTCCTTGACTTCATTCATTAGATATTCCTCTCGATTAGGTTAGGGGATCCGATTAGATCCTCCCTCCCTCCTAGGGTATCGCTACCCTAGAAGAGAGGCAAGAGCTACGCCTTAGAAGTAATCTTTGAGCGTGTCTAACACTTCCGCATAAGTGAAGTCTCCCTCCCTGTATGATCGCACTAGATGGATGAGGTCTTGATCCTCACGGATACTCTCAAAGATGAGAGCCTCATCCACTAGGAGATCTCCGGACAGTCTAGAGATAAGAGCCGGAATCGTCATCGCTTAGCCTCCTCGAATCGCTCACGATCTAGCTCGCCTAGTTGAGCGAGGATCGCCTTACGGAATGCCTCCGTATTCCTAGACTTCGCCTGGAATCGATCACGCTGAAAGCGAGGATTATCGCTCTCAAAGTAATCCATTAGACCGGCTTCGATGGAATCGAGGGTAGTGATCGCTCTAATCGTAGCGAGGCTAGTCGGATCGTAAGTCTCTAGAGCTTGACGGGTGTCCACTAGGATCAAGGCGATCGCCTCATAGTCTTTACGGGTCATTACTTATTCTCCTATATCTGGCTCATCTAGCGATCTCTTCGCTAGTGGGATCATTATGGGGTCATCTACCCCATAGAGTCAAGTCATAGCGAGGAGATAATTCTGGCGTGTCGAGTAGGTGTCTGGATCCACTATATCGGAAGAGATGAGCGCGGATCGGCATAGCTCACGGGATCGGATCGGCATAGCTAGGCGATCGGGTAGCGATCGGATCGCGTGAGATCGGGATAGTTATAGGAGAGCCGGAAGAGATATTAGGAAAGAGGCACGGGCGCCAGAAGGTGCCGGAGGGCGAGAATCTCGCCGATTCTCACCGCATCCGTCGTCAGAATGTCGCCAGAGACGGCAGGGCGACCCCAGGGTGCTAAACTGTGCGGGGATACTATGTGTATACCCACACAAAATATCTCCACTAAAGTGGATCTATATTTGGTGGCCCCCTATTACTGTGCTGTTATGTCCTAATTCGTCCACATATTTAGGTGAACAATATGTGAACTTCATCACAGTAGCGGGAAATAGGGTATTTTTCCCGCCTTATATATAGTAGGGGAGTGAAACGACCCCAGCCCTAGTTTCACTCCGTAGTGGCCGCTTCGCTGGCGCTACGAGCGGCCCTAGGAACTAAGTGGATTTACCCCTCGCAGCGCCCTCCAGGGCGGCTCGGGAGTCAAAGCCCGTCAGGGCTAGTGCGGTGCCTAGCACCGCTTGTAGTAGGGATAGTTATATCTACTGCCTACTACCTACCAGAGAGATCTAATGGGCGATAAGCAAGCTGCTGACCTAGCAAAGAAGGTCATCCTAGAATGTCTGGCCGAAGGCCTCACAGTAGAACAGGCCTGCGGAGTCGCAGGCAAGTCAGTCAAGACCTATGAGTACTATCGCCGCTCTGACGCAAAGTTCAAGTCCCTATCAGACCGGACGCGCTTGGGCGCGATCAATAAGAACTTCTCCGAGTCTGAGGTTTCTGACCTAGACTTCGTGAGCTGGCGCTCCCGCTTTTTGAAGTCTGAGACTTTCCCCCACCAGCGCAACCTAATTGATACGATCGAGGGTAGGGATCCCAGCTGGCTCCACCCCTCTATGCGCTTCGAGCGGGGTACGGCCAATAACCGCATCCTTATCAACATCCCACCGAACCACGCAAAGTCGATGACGGTGACCGTGGATTACGTCACCTACAAGATCGTCAACAATCCAAACTTTAGAGTCCTCATAGTTTCCCAGACCCAGCGCTTGGCAGCGGACTTCCTCTACGCTATCAAGCAGAGGCTTACTCACCCGATGTACGAAGAACTCCAGCAGGCTTATGCGGCTGGGGTGGGCTTCAATACCAAGACTGCCTCCTGGCAGGCTACCCGCGTTACCTTTGGAGAAGAACTCCGCGAGTCCTCTGAGAAGGACCCAAACATCGAAGCCGTTGGTATTGGCGGTCAGATCTACGGTAAACGCGCCGATATGATTATCATAGATGACGCCGTTACCTTGTCTAACGCTAATGACTTTGAGCGGCAAATCAAGTGGCTCACCCAGGACGTACGCTCTCGTTTGAACCCAACGGGTAAGTTGGTTGTTGTAGGTACGCGAGTTGCCTCAGTAGACCTCTACCGAGAATTACGTAACCCCGATAGATACCCAGGTGGCTTGGTCCCTTGGACCTATCTAGCAATGCCAGCCCTGCTAGAACCCCACGAGGACCCAGACCAGTGGGTCACGCTCTGGCCTTATTCAGACCAACCCTTTGATGGACAAGAGGAGAGTGACAAGACCGAGGATGGTCTCTATCCCCGATGGAATGGTCGCCACCTCTACAACGAACGTCAGGCTATGGACGCTTCTACTTGGGCCTTGGTCTATCAGCAGCAAGATATTTCTGACAATGCTGTTTTTGATCCTGTCTGTGTCAAAGGCTCTATTGACCAGATGCGTCGCTATGGAGCGCTCACTGCAGGATACCCAGGACATCCTAAGACTACCCAAGGTTTCCACTTTGTCTGTGGTCTCGACCCAGCAATGGTCGGAGATACAGCAGCAATCTGCTACGCGATTGATAGGGCTACGCACAAGCGCTACATCGTTGATGCCGTCAAGATTACAGGACCAACACCTGCTCAAATCCGCCAGTTGATGTTTGAGTGGACTGACCTCTATAAGCCCAGCGAGTGGATTGTAGAGCGTAACGCCTTTCAGTCCTTCCTTACCCAAGACGAAGGCATCCGTCAGTATCTAGCAACGCGAGGTGTATTGCTCCGTGAACACCACACAGGAAACAACAAGTGGGACGCAGGCTTCGGAGTTGCCAGTATGTCCACACTGTTTGGAACGAAGCAGAGCGATGGTAAACACCATCGAGATAATCTTATCCATCTTCCTTCGGATCAGTCGGAAAATATCAAGGCGCTCATAGAGCAGTTGATTACTTGGTCTCCTACTACAAAGGGTAAGACCGATATGGTGATGGCCCTCTGGTTCTGCGAGATCCGCGCAAGAGAGATTATCCAGAACGGACAGCACAACGTCCACCATATGAAGAATCCGTTTTTGAGTAGGGCAGAGAAGGCCAAGCGAGTAGTAGTAAATCTGGACGACCTCTTTGAGCAAAAAGAGCGTCAGTTCATCTAAGGAGAGCAATGCTTACAGTGAAGGAAGTAGCGGCTAAGGCCTCACGCCTACAGACCCGCTACTCAGCGAGAGATCAACGTATGCGCGATGTTCTCTCCGTACGTCAGGGAGACATCTCCAAGGTCTACCCATCGATGTTCTCTGAGGAATACCCAAAGCCTCTTATCGCCAACTTCATCGACGTCGCCGCTCGTGACCTCGCAGAAGTTATGGCACCACTGCCTTCCTTCAACTGTGCTGCAACCAATATGGTCTCTGACTCTGCTCGCAAGGCAGCAGATACCCGCACTCGTATCGCTAACTACTACGTCTCAGCGAGCGAACTACAGATTCAGATGTACACCGGAGCCGACTGGTTCAACACCTACGGTATGCTTCCAGGCATCGTAGAGATGGATTACGAGTCCAATAGTCCTCGTATCCGCTTGCTCAACCCATTTGGTGTCTACCCAGAGATTGATAGATTCGGTAGAACCATCTCACTCGTCCAGGTCCTTGCCACAGATGCAGAGACACTTGCTGCTCAATATCCAGAGTTCGCATCTCAAATCCTCAAGCGGGATTACACGCAGCAGGGCAGTCCGTATCTTTCAGTGATTAGATATCACGACAAGGACCAGGACCTTATCTTCCTACCAGAGCGCAACAACTTGATTCTTGCCAA